ATTCATCCGACTACGATCACAGGTTGATGACTCTCCTGGTAATGCCGTGAGAGATGGTAGTAGGAGATTGTCTGAGTTAGATATCAAGAAACTTAGACTTGGTAAGGTGATTGATATTTGGTTAGAGGCACCTACCAGAGAGTATGCTGAGGAACAAATTGAAATGCTTTCTGATCGTTTCTATGCCAATACAGTTATGGAAGACTGGGACTATGAATTGACTGAGATTGAAGAATTTCCTAAAGGTATTGAATAATGGATGATTTTAACGCACCAGGATCCAATAAGAGTTGGATGAATGATGGATTCAAGAAGTATGCCGCCGAAGAACAACTCAAGAACATTGAGAAACTACTGAATGCCACAGTAGAGCGTTGTCATTTGTATGACAGCGACAATCGAGATGAAGTATACAATCAAATTACTATTACATACAAAGTGGAGGATGAATGATGGAAGTAATCATTGAAGGTAAGGTCAAGACTGTTTATCAGGGTGATGATGCTGATCGTGTCATCATTGAGTATCATGATAAAGTAACAGCAGGTAATGGTGAAAAAGAAGATCACCCCTTAGGAAAAGGATCCCTCTGCTGTAGTATCTCATCTCTTCTCTTTGAGAAACTCTCCAAGGAACTCATCCCAACTCATTACATCAATATGGTTGGTGCCAATAAGATGATCTGTAGGAAGGTGGACATCGTTCCTCTGGAAGTTATCTGTAGGAATCGTGCTGCTGGATCTATTGTTCGTGAGACAACCCTCAAGGAAGGTTATTCATTGCCACACCCTATTGTTGAGTTCTTCTTGAAGGATGATAGTAAACACGATCCTTTACTGACAAGAGATCGTGTTCGTCTGATGGGATATGATCCTGAACCATTTGAGGAGATGACGTTCCGTATCAATGACATCCTCCGTCAGTTGTTCTATATCCTAGGTGTTGACCTAGTTGACTTTAAGATTGAATTCGGTTATACTGCTCATGGTGAGTTGTTACTTGCCGATGAAATCAGCCCTGATAGTATGAGACTCTGGAAGATTGGTAGTGAAGAAAGGTTTGATAAGGATTTATTCCGAAAGGATGAAGGTGACATTGTCCCTGCCTATCGTGAGATTCTTGAGAAGTTACGTCCCCTGGCAATTCAATGAAACACCACATCCCTGATGAAATTAGAAAGAATGCCTTCACCTGCTTCACCAGTTTGAATGAATCAGAGAGGGCAGTCGTTATGTATGGTGAGGATGAGTATCGTAAATCATTAGACCTTGAGAACGATGATGCTCCCTGTTGGGTTATGAATTCTGGTGAGACACATGGGTTCGTAGGTTGGAACCCTATATGTGTTCCTACTATGGACTATATTGTATGGAAACTAAAACGTCGTGAACAAATTGCCAGAGGTGAAATCATTGGATAAGTTATCAAAAGATGAGATGAGAGCTAAGATCAAAGAGTTCTCTGCTATTCTTAAAAGTCAAAGAGAATACTGGGACGAAGAAAACAAACAAGGATTTACATATTCTTGTGACCTTATCTCACAATCACTCATTACATTATACATTCGTTTAGGAAGAGACTGATGGACTACAAAACTTCTGGTGTTGACATCCAAAAGGGTCGTTCCTTTGTTGAGTACATCAAAGCATTGGCACCTAACATTGGTGGGTTTAATGGAATGATGGAGATCCCATCAGGGTATGAGAAACCTGTGTTGGTATCTGGTGCTGATGGTGTTGGGACTAAAATTAACATTTGTAGGATTGCCCGTGATTACACAACTATTGGTCAGGACCTTGTTGCTATGTGCGTTAATGACGTTATATGCTCTGGCGCTAAACCATTATATTTTCTAGATTATATCTCTACCAAATCACTGGATGCTAATGTCAGTGACATTGTGTATGGCATCAATACTGGTTGTATGATGGCAGGAATGCAATTACTGGGTGGTGAGACCGCAGAACATGTCAGACAAACTGACTATGACCTTGCTGGTTTCTGTACTGGTGTTGTGGAGAAACATGATATTGTTGATGGTACCAACATCCAATCAGGTGATGTAGTCATTGGTATTCAGAGTAGTGGACTTCATAGTAATGGATACACACTCATTAATGATATGTTGTGGAGACATAAAATCTTCTACGAGGACATGCCTGAGTTGTTGAGACCAACTATGATCTATTCTCGTTTGATTCAATATCTGTTGGATGAGATTCCTATCTTAGGAATGGCACACATCACTGGTGGAGGACTGCCTGAGAACCTCCCACGATGCCTTCCAACAGGTCTGAAAGTTAATATTGACTATGGTTCCTGGGTGAGACCGGAACTCTTCAATAAGATCCAAGAAGCAGGAGAAATTGCCGAGGAGGAGATGCGTAATGTATTCAATCTTGGTATTGGTTTCTGTTTGGTTGTACCTTGGGAATCGGCAGAACTAGCTATAGACTTGATTGCTAACGCATCATATGGTATGAAATCATGGATCATAGGAACTATCGTTAATAAATAGACGATGACTCACCCATCGGACTATCGTATAGATCTTGCGATAAAGGACATCTATGCTCTACACGATTGTGTCTTGCAAAGAATTAAACTATGGTCAGGTGGTGATCCAGAAGAACAAGAACATCTCTTTTATCTGAGAGATTCTTTATACCGTATTATTCTAGACTATAGATTTAATAACTTATGACACAACTATTTGTGGTGAAAATCAACGACAATAAATGTCTCACTCATGATGGACATGTTCAGATGGGTATCTTCAGTCACTCTGTAGAAAAGCATCTAGAGTTAAATCCTTTGATAGATTGGCAAGTAACATACTGGGCACCTGATATCTTTATTCATAGGTATAAGAGACCAAACTATCAGCACACTATGAAGGCAAATGAGGGCTCACCAAGAACCGATAATGCCACTGATAGTCGACCTCGGGACTTCCCTGATGTATCCACAAGTAAGACTTGACAGACGAACGGCCATGTGTTATAATAAATAGGTAACACAGGGGTTTTCCCAATGGCGAAGTCAGGTAAGAACACCCACCTCGAGCATCTAGAGGATGAGATACTCAATAATGGCGCAGATGGTGGTAAGAAAGCAATTCACATTCTCAAGGAACTAGGCAAATATCTATCAGGTCTTGGTGGTCCCTCAGTAGGAATTACCACCAAATGGGACGGAGCTCCCGCTATCGTGTGTGGGACTGACCCCGCCGATGGTAAGTTCTTTGTTGGAACTAAGTCGGTATTTAATGCAAACGACCCAAAGATTTGTAAGACAGAATCAGATGTCCAGAGACTATATGATGGTGTGTTGGCTAACAAACTCGCCACTGCTCTAAGGTATCTCTCCAAGGCAGGTATCAAAGGAGTATTACAAGGTGACTTGATGTTCACCAATGATAAGAAGACAGAAAGTATCAATAACAAAAGTTATATTACATTCAGACCTAACACTATCACATACGCAGTCGAACCCAGCACCCCACTTGGTGGTGAGATTCGTGCGGCACAAATTGGTATTGTCTTTCATACCAAATACACAGGTAGTAACATCTCTCAGATGACTGCATCTTTTGATGTAGGTGAAGATGACTTTCGTTCTGGTGGTAGTGTATGGGCACAAAGAGCAACATTCACTGATGTGACAGGTCAGGCTGCTTTCTCAGCTCAAGAAGCAGCACAATACAATGCTGCTATTCGTAGAGCGGAGGGGTCACTACACTTGGCTTCAGGGGTAGCAAACACTATTCAAAGTGGTGGTACTCTCGATTTCGATACAGAATTTAAGAAATTCTTCAATGGTTATGTTAGAGGTGGCACAGCAAATCCTCCTGTTGAACAGGCTTATGGTGATTTCATGTATCACCTTGGTGCTGAGTTTGATAAAAACATTCTCACTCTGAAAACACTGGCTGCTCAGAATAAGAAAGCTGCTCGTTGGGTACAGATGATTGATGTGATGGAAACCAACGCAAGGGGTTTCAAGATGTTGATTGCCACTTACTTCAACCTTCAGATTGCCAAGAACATTGTTGTAAGTAAGTTACAACAAGTAAAATCCTTAAGTATGTTTGTAGAGACATCCAATGGTTATCAGGTAACCAACCCAGAAGGATTTGTAGCTATCACTGGTCAAGGTGCAGTTAAACTAATCGACCGACTTGAGTTCTCCCGTCTCAATTTTATTGTTCCCAAGAACTGGTAAGATAAATAACTGAAAGACGTTAGAGACGATGAATTTTACAGAGTATCTTGAGAAGACTGAGGGAGTAACACCTCTGTATAAAGTGGAAGGTGACCTTCCTAAGTGCCCTCCTGGGTACAAGTATGACAAGAAAGCAAAAGATTGTGTCCCAAAGTCACCAGAAGATAGTGTAGAGAATAAAGGTAGTAAGGACTCATCTCCAGCCAACTCACCAAGTTTTAAAGTATTTGGTAAGACCGGACTGAATGGAGATGGTTACGCCTGGGAAGAAGGCGGCAAGTGGGGCGATAACGGCTCGACCGGTGGTGAAGCTGCTCCTTATTGATATGAAAAGATTTAACAACTTCCTCACGGAAAGAAAAGGAGAGAAGGCTCATCGGGACGCTGTCGCTATGGGTCTTAAGTATAAAGGCTTTGGCTACTGGGTCGACCCATCAAGTGGTAAAGTCACACACAAGACTGAGAATGATGAATTAGTTCCAGTGGAACTAGATGTAGAATCGGATAAGTGGAAAGGTGGAGATGGACCGGATGCTGAGATGGCTGGTGGTGGCTCAGGCGGCGCTGGTGGTATGGGGGGAATGGGACTTCCCACCCTTCCATCGATGGGGTCAGGGGAGAACATAGGGGCTGCTGAGCCCGGTATGGCACAGGCACCCAAACGGATGACCTGGGAACCTGGACCTGATGGAGACACCTGCATCGACCCAGCACAACCTAAACCCGAACTTCCAGCAGACACCTTTGTAGGTAAAACAAACTACTCACAATGGACAGCTGGACCTGACGGAACAAACTATTCCAATGCCACCAGCTTTGAC